CGTTATATATCTTAACTCGTTCTACCATGTGGCCAAGCGTGTAGTTCTTTTTTGATTTCCAAGATAGGTCATCACCAATATCAAAAAGCTCACAAGAAGTCTTGTTGTCGCCTTTTCTCAATCCTCTGCCAATACTTTGTAAGTTTCTGATTCTACTTTTACTAGGTGAAGCAAAAACAATATTATGCAAGTTACGAATATTTATGCCTGTTGAAAATGTACCATATGAAGCAATGATAATAGCATCATTCTCTTTCTCAGTCAATGCTCGTATCTCTTCTCTCTGTTCTGTGTCTGTGCCTCCATGCACAAAGAATACCCTTCGCCCCTCAGCTACTTTTTCGCTGATTAGATCCATAAGTATTTTTCCATGCTTCTCTACATATTGAAACAACACTAGCGTATTTCCTTTTTGAGATACGCAGAGATTGCGAATGAAATTGTTTCGTTTAGGATTAGTAACGATCCAATCTATCTCTTCTTGATAGGTCATCTTCTTCACTGCTTGACGGTCAGAATCACTGTAGTCTAGAAGCAAACAAGTGATAGCAAGACTCGCCACACTCTTATCTTCCATTAGTTTTTTAGTAGTGATGACTTTTTTGACTGTGCCAAAGATGCCTTCTAGTACTAGTTTATGCGTCTTAGTGCCGTCGAGCGTACCTGTAGTGCCTATACGATAAGGTGAGTTCACGCACTTGTCTAGAATTGTAGTAAGAGATTTCGCCTTGAAATTATGAGCTTCGTCTCCGTACACAACATCAAACTGCTCGAACCAAGACTTAGGAAACTTATAGATAGATTGCCAAGTAGATATTGTTATAGGATATTCGTTTGACTTTTCTTTTCCGCCGTAGATTCTATGACAGTTCTCAGAGACCTTCCAGGCATCTGCTGTTGCGTAGTCTTGGAAGTCCCCATACATTTGCTCAACGAGGGAGGTTGTTGGCACAATGATGAGCTGCTTCCTGCCCAAATGTTGATGATAACGCATAAGGCTATAGATAATAAGAGACTTCCCAGATGCAGTGGGGGAAAGTAAGAGTGACCTACCTTCGTTGATAGTATGTCTGACAGCCTCGATTTGGTAGTCTCGGATTTCAATGTCCTTGCCTCCGCTTTGTAGTTTTAGTTTTTTAGCAAAGTTTTCTACATACTGCGTTGACACAGGATCGCCTATGTCTTTTATATCTACTTCTAACTTATACTCTAGTGTCTGTGCAAACTCTTTTAGGTAAGGCAACAGACCGACATAGAGTTCTTGCCGATACATATTATAAAGTCTAGCTTTACCGTCCCACATACGAGAACGGTACGAAGGCATAAACTTCGCACCTGGCACATCAAATGTAAAGAAATCGCATAGCTCTTGGCCTGTGCCAGGATCAGTATCAATTTTTAGATATGCTTCATTTCTTTTCGTTACTCTTATCACTACATCAATCCGTTAGTAAACTTGGTCCACTCTACTGCGTTTTTGATATCCCAAGTTCTACTGTTCAAAGACTTCATTATAAACTCGCACTGATATAAACACGCCTTAATGTATTCAATCTTATCTACTATTTTTATAATATCTGAATCACTATCGAGATACTCTTGCATCTCATTTTTCAGAGGCTGAGATCCCAAGTATTGTTCCCAACCTAAGTTTTCTAGTTCTTCCCGAGACAGCTCGCCTCTAAAGTAGCGCCATTTGATACGGCGCAAAGAATACATCTGAGATTCATATTTTCTCAGTTGTAATTTGAAAGTCGTGAGATGATTGAGATACTTAGCGTGTAACTCTGGAGTTTTTGTAGACTCACTGCCAAGATTTAACTCATCAATTTTGCAGTCAGTCTTCCACTGATCTTGCAACTCGTTCAATGTAATCATAATAAAACCTCATAATATATAATTTATTTATACTGCCTCTATCTTATACTGTCTGTATCTAAACGCAGCTACTCCTTGAAAATAATCAGTATTACCAGAAGACAATTCAAACTCAAGACCACCCAGCGATACAGGAAATGCATCCTGAAACACAATTTTTATTTGAGGATTATTATTAGAATCTAACACGAAAAGAGATGCGTCACTAAAGTTACCTAGTGCCTGCTGTTTGTCTCTACGAATATCAGGGAAACGATAAGATTGGCTGTTAGAGAAGTCTGTGTATTGCTTGTGAGATTCAGGAAAGCCAAGACCGATGAGCCATTCATAAAGCTCATTGTAGTTAGCCATGTTTTCTTGAATGATGAAACGAATCAACAATTCGCCGTAAGCAAGTTTATCACCCGGCTCATAGTAATCTACGAGAGGTGTCGCTACTTGAGGCGAACCCATTGAAACATCAGGTATGTTTGCCGATTGACAGAAGAATGAGACATTGG